CACCAAGCAAGCGGGGAACCGCGAGCGAAACCAGAAATAGAAACACTAAATAGAAATAGAAAATGACAACAGCAACACAACTCAAAGCAGGCACAGAAACAGGTTCATTGATGAACCATATTATTAGCGGATGCCGTATGGCAGCACCGGAAATCGGCATGGGCGGAACGATCCTTGGATGGACAGATCGCCGCGCCTGCACAATCGTAGAGGTTAGCAAGAGCGGAAAGCGGGTTGGAATAGTTGAGGACATTGCAACCCGTGTTGACGAAAACGGAATGAGCGACTCTCAAGAATACACATTTAAGCGCGGGACGGGATCGCCCACCTTTTTCACGCTTCGCAAAAATAGTGCATGGGTGCGTCAAGGTGAATCAATTCGCGGGCAGCGTCTCGCAATCGGCAAGCGCGATCACTACTACGATTTTTCATTCTAATTAACCCCAAGGCGCAGGTTCGATCCCTGCGCCGCCAACCAGAAGCCCACAGACATGAACCTTTATTTTTGCATCGCATCCAACGTCCTTGGAATTTTCGGCGATTATGTTTGGGCCGCCGACAAGAACGAAGCCGAGCGCAAATTCCATTTCCAACATAGCGTCTGGCCCAATACAGTCACACTTGAAAGGAAAACCAAATGAGCACTTTTGAATTCCTTCTCACCTACCTTGTCGGCGGCGGCGCAATGTTTGCCGCTGGCTGGATCATCGGATCGCAACGGGCCGAGAGCGAGGCCGAGCGCATTCGCAAGTGGTGGTTTAACCGGGAGCGCCGCAATGAGCGCTGAACAACTCGAGCTTCAATATCTAAGGCGTGTCTTGATCGGCATCCTGCAAGTCACCGTGGAGGATTTGACTGATGATCGAAAATTCAAGACGCCCGAGAACCAACGCCAACAAGAATACAACCGCCGTGATGCGTTGGCCTTCATTCGCTCCAGCGCCTTTGATCTTGTCTGCGATGCTGTCGGCGTTCCAGCCTGTCGGATTAAAACCAAATGCTTGAAATGAAGCCACCGACGCCGCATGAGTGGATTGTAATGGCCGCAATCACCGCTGCCGTTGGATTCGCGATCTTCCTGCTCTCGATCGGCGTTCCAGAACACCAACCAAACTTTCATAAATGCCCGCTTTGCGGCCAATCTACAAACTATGAATAGCAAACAAAAAGGCAAGCGCGGCGAACGCGAAGCCGCCGCATTTCTAACCGATGAAGGATTCCCCGCTCGTCGGGGCCAGCAGTTCGCTGGCGGCACAGACTCGCCGGATGTGGTGTGCGAGAGTTTGAGTGGGCTGCATTTCGAGGTGAAGCGCTGCGAGAAGGGCAACCCTTACGATTGGGTGAGCCAGGCTCAACGCGATGCAGGCTACAAGCTGCCGGTGGTGCTTCACCGCCGCAACGACCACGAATGGCTGGCGATTATGCCTGCCAAGGATTTCTTCCGCATTGTGCGGGAGAGCAACTTTGCCGTTTCGCCTGCGGCAGAGTCGAGTGAATAAAAGGCGAAAATAGAAAGAAAAATAAAAATGAAAATAACATCAGGCAAACAAACCCGCGCCCAGCGCGTGGTAATCTACGGCGTCGAAAGCGTGGGCAAATCCACCTTCGCCGCACAATTCCCAAGGCCGCTGTTTTTGGATGTCGAAGGCGGCACGGCTCACTTGGAGACCGATCGCGCTGAAATATCAGATGCCGCAGAACTCGACGCCGCTATTCGCGAATGCCAAACGGCGAGCTATGACACGATCGTGATCGACTCGATTGATTGGACGGAGCGCATGCTTGTCGATCAGTTGCTCGCCGAGCATAAGAAGAAATCCGTTGAGGATTTTGGATATGGCAAGGGCTGGGTGATGACGGCAGAGAAGATGGCGCGCCTGCTTGGCTCGCTGGAATCCCTGATCAATGCCGGAAAGAATGTTGTGTTGATCGCGCACAGTCAAGTCAAGCGCGTCGAGCCGCCCGATCTTCTTGCAGCGTATGATCGCTATGAACTCAAGATGAGCAAGCAATGTTCGCCGCTTGTGAAAGAGTGGGCCGACGAGTTGTGGTTCTTCAAGTTCAAGACCAAGACAGTCGAGAGCGAAAGCGGGCGCTCGAAAGGCATCGGCGGCAAGGAACGCATCATTCTTACAACCCACAGTGCTGCCTACGATGCCAAGACTCGCAGCGGGCTTGCGGAAGAGTTGCCGATGGCTTGGGATTCGGTGGCGCACCTGTTCGCCAAAGTGACGGAAAAAACGGCAAAGATTTCCGTCGAGAAGGAAGTGCCTGCATGGCAGTTCATCGTTGAAGAAAAAGAAGTTGATGTAAACGCATTCTTGGTTGCCAAGGCGCAAATCAAAGAAGGCCAGACATGGCGCGATTGCAGCGACAAAGCGCTTGCGCGAATCGCAGCCGATGTCAATGCGTTTCTGGCCGCTGTCACCAACTGGAGGGATGGAAAATGAAACGAAGCAAAGAAACCACAACATTCAACGATTCAGCAATCGCTGCCTTAAAGCTAAAGCGGGACGAGGCGTGGAGATTATTTAAGGAAAAGTGCGAGGTTCTCAATACATACGAGGAGAAATGGGAAGAGACGGAGAAAGCCTATGTCGAAGCCGTAATGTATGAGCGAGCCAAGCGTGCCGTGATGGCAGACTTAATAAAGGCGGCAGGAAAGATATCAGAGAAATGAAAGAAATATCACCATCAATGCTTCCCAAGCTCGCAAGCTGTCCCGTCTTCGTTGGCGCAAGTGGCGCGAGCGAAGCGGCAGAACGCGGGACGAGGATCGATGCCGCCATCCGCAATTGGATCATCGGCGATTTCCGCGCCGAGATAGAGCCCGAAGAGGATAAAACTGCCGTCGAGTGGGGCGTTGCGAAGCTGCGGGAATTAGCGCAAGAGCATCTGATCGAAACCCGCGAAGAGTTCCTTCAAATGGATGTGCCGGGGCTATCACGCCCCGGCACCGCCGATGCGGTGTGCGTCGGCGCGAAGTGGGTGGCCGATGTGAAAACCGGCCAAATACGCAACTACCGAGAACAGCTCGCGGCCTACGCGCTGGCCTGCATGGACGCGACTTGGGAAGATTGCTGGACGGCCCATGTGGTTTATGTCGATCAGCAAGCCGTTCGATCTTACGAGTTCACTCGCGAGCAATGCGAGCGCATTCTGGCCGATGTCGTTGGTATGGCTACCAGCCCGCTGGCGCAGCCGCAGCCGTGCGAGTATTGCGATTGGTGCGCGAACAAGGATCGATGCAAGGCGCTGGTGCTTCAGAGCAAGGCCGCGCTGGCGGATATTGACGCCACGAATGCCGACACGCTCACGATCATCAGGGATCGCATTCTGGCGGATCCGGCCAAGCATTCGGACTTCGTGGCGCGCTACAAGTGGTTCGTGAAGGAATTTGGCGAACCGCTCACCGATGCGCTAAAGGAAAGATTGCAGGCCGGTGAAGAGGTGGACGGGTGGAAATTGACGAACGCGGCAAACCGCCGCTATGTCGAGCCCGCCGATGCGATTCCTGTGATCGCCAAGGCAAGCCCCGAGCAAGTTTATTTCGCAACTGGCGGAAAGATATCCGCCGACAAATTTCTGGAACTCGCCGCCGAGGTTGGCGTCGAGGATGCCGAGAAACTGGTCAAGAGCGCTCCAGGCACACCGCAAATGCGCCAAGTCAAAAAGAAAGAAAAATAGAAAATGCCAAGTTACAAACAAGAAGAACCAAAGAAGGCCGGAACATACTTTGTAGAGCCGGGAGTGTATAAAGTAGAAGTCAAGAACGCCGTGGAGAAAACATCTCAGAACGGTAATGCAATGATTAAACTCATCTGCAAAGTGTTAATGAAAGACGGAACCGAGGGGCCAGAAGTCTGGGATCATCTGGTGTTCACGGCGAAAGCATCGTGGAAAATCGATCAGTTTCTTGCTTCGATCGGGCAAGCCGTTGTTCCCGGCGAGGAGGTGAGCATCGATGCCATCGATCTTGTCGGAACTGTTGGAGTCGCCGAGATCGGTGAGGAGGCAGGAACCAACAACCCCGATCAGAAATTCAACTGCATCGATCGCTGGATTTTCGGCGACGAGTTGAAAGCATGGAAGGCCGGAAAGCCTGCCGCCAAGAAACCCGCAGACGGGGACGACATCCCGTTCTAAATGCTAGAGTTCTCTATCCGCCTTGTGATCTGCTGCAATGGGTGCGCCGTGGGTTCTCGGTTATGTCGAGACAAGCCATTTCCGAAATATCAGAACAGCTACGACGACACACCAGAGGGCAGATCGCAGGCGGTGGAGGATATGCAAAAGATTGAACAATATGTTTATGATTACAACGAAACTCCAACTTCTCGAAAACGCGCTCGCTAGCTATCAGGCGGCGGCGCGGGAATTGATAGCTGAACTCAAGCAGCAGCGCGATGATGTGTTGGCTGAGAATGAAATGCTTCGCCGCGACATTGCCAAGCTCGATAACTTCCTTGCCAACCAAGATGAGTGATCTAAATCTACAAGTGGCGCTTGAGGAAATTTCCAAGCTCGCTGCAAAGCTGAAGGAAGAGCGCGACGAGGCGCGGCACGAAATCGAAGGCTGGCGCAATAAGTGGCATTGCGCTGTGGAGATGGCCGCAACGGCGCAGGTAGAACGCGACGAGGCGCGAGGCGAGGCCGTGCGCTATCGCTCACTTTACTATACGCAACTCGGCATCGATCGCAGCGCAAGCTGGTTTCCTTGGGAGGCGAAATCATGAACGCATCAACCTGGCGCGGATACCCGCTTCGGTGCTGGCCTAACCATCAGGACGATTGTTATCGCTGGGATTGGGAGATCCAGATCGATGGCCAGTGGTTGGAGGTTGTTACGCAGGCGACTCGGTTCGTTGAGTCGGAAGCGGAGGATTCGTTGAGAAGGTATCTTGATAGGAGGAGAAAGTGAAAACACAAATCCTAAACGGCGACTGCATCGAAATGATGAAGACGCTTCCAGACCGATCCGTGAACTGCTGCGTAACTTCACCGCCTTACTTTGGACTTCGTGATTACGGACACGAAGGACAGATCGGCTTGGAAGAAACTCCAGAGGCATTCGTGCAAAAGATGGTGGAAGTATTCCGTGAAGTGAAGCGAGTTCTGCGAGATGACGGAACGCTTTGGCTGAATCTTGGGGACAGCTACGCGGGAGGTGGCGGTTTTTCACCAGACGCACCCTGCAATGTGAAAAGGCGGCAGATGATGGCCGAAGGTACGCACAGTCACGGCGCTTTCCGTCTCGGTGCCAGTCAGCACGTTCGCAATAAATCTGGTGGTGTTAAGCCGCAGGGTGTTATCAAGCCAAAAGACCTCGTCGGAGTTCCGTGGCGTGTCGCCTTCGCCTTGCAGGCTGACGGCTGGTGGCTGCGGCAGGACATCATCTGGCACAAACCGAACCCGATGCCAGAAAGTGTTGGGGATCGCTGCACCAAGGCGCATGAGTATATCTTTCTTCTGTCCAAGTCTCCAAAGTATTACTTCGATAGTGATGCAATACGAGAGCCAACCGTGACGCCAATAAATGGACGCGGAAGCACGGAAGAGCGAAAAGCTTTAGGGCATCCAACAAGGTATGGTTTTGCAAACAGAGGTGAAGGATGGTCAATGCCATCAATATCTGCCCCAGAAGGCGGAAGAAACAAACGATCCGTCTGGACAGTAACAACCAAGCCTTATGCTGGCGCACACTTCGCCACATTCCCGCCAGAACTGATTCGTCCGTGCATTCTCGCGGGGTGTCCCAAGGGTGGCGTGGTTCTCGACCCATTCGGCGGCAGCGGAACGACTGCTGCGGTAGCTATGGAAGAGGGCAGGAGCGCGATCCTGTGCGAACTCAACCCAGACTACATCCCGTTAATCAATGAAAGAATCAATGCAGTTGAGCCAAAGTTGCTTTGACACCCCACCCCAAACGCACTAACATTGCAACGGGCCGCCAGAAAGCCTTTTTACAAATGCGACAACATTTTACCCTTCACGCCGACCGGAGCCTAACGCATGGGCCAATTTCTGAACCGGAAGGCGTGGAGGGTTTTTCTACACAATGAATGAACTGGAACTTCCCGAACACGAATTGGAAATATTCGTGTGGCGGGCCTTGGCTAAAAACAAACTCATCGATTGCGCGTCGGTGGCAGAAGAGATTCTGCCGCATGGCGCGCACCCCGATTACTGGGCCGCAGCTAAAAAGCTCGGCAATCACACGCTCGATCATATGTCAATGCGCGGACTCGTCTGGAAGGACGAAGAGGGCTATTGGTTTGAAACAGGAGGGGCGGCATGGACAAAATAGAAGAAGCCCGCGCCAATCTGCCGCTGCCGGAACTCATGCGCAAGATGGGCTATGGCGAATTCGCCAAGTCGAGCGTGAAGTCCCCATTCCGCGACGAGAAGTCACCTTCATGGGGAATCTATGAATCCGGCGGTCGCTGGAGATTCAAAGACCACGGAACCGGCGAAGGTGGGGACGAGATCGACTTCATCGAACAGGTCGAAAATATCGACCGCAAGGCTGCGATCCAGAGGTTTCTGGCGATGGCAGGCATTGAGCGTCAAGAGAAAAAGCCGCCAGCGGCGAAGTTCTCGTTAAACGGCTCAAAGGTTTATTCCAAGCCGTGGAGCGAGTGCCAAGCGGAAGCCGACGAGGCATTTATTCAGAAGATCGCCGACGAGCGCAAGATCGGCGTTGAAACGATGCGCTGGGCCAAGGAGATCGGCATCTTGGGCCGTAATGGCGATCATCCGGCATTCAAATGCGGCACGGGATACCATTTCCGCGTCGAGGATGGCGGCTGGCGCTTTGAGCCGAAAGGAATCAGCAATGAGGCGCTTGTTTTCGGCAATAACGAGTCCAAAGAGGTGTATGTTTTCGAGTCGCAATGGGACGCGCTCGCAATCGCGCATTCCGTAGGCACGGAGGCCGCTGCCACAAAGCTCTGGATCGTCACTCGCGGGGCTAACAACGGCAAGCTCGCCGCCCCTTACGCCGAAAAGCGAAAAATTATCGCATTCCCGCAAAATGACGCCCCAAAGAGCAACGGGAAGGTTCCGAGCGACGAGTGGATGTCTGATATAATTGATTCTTGCTCCAAGGGGCTTGTTCTTCGCGTTGAAATCCCGCGACCGCACAAGGACGCTAATGATTGGGTTGAGGAGGGCGCTACGAGGCAGCAGATCGTTACAGCGATCCGCTCCGCAGGCGACCCGCTTCTATCAAGCGTCGAGATGCAGACATTCGATCAGCTTTGGAAGTATCGGCCCGAAAACGACCCTACAACGCTCTTGGGCAACCGTTGGGTGTGCCAAGGCGGACAGCTTTTGCTCGTTGGGCAATCGGGCATCGGCAAATCATCTTTGAGCGTGCAGGCGGCAATGACCTGGGCGCTAGGGATGCCGTTTTTTGGCATCAAGCCGGTTCGCCCACTGAAAAGCCTAATCGTGCAGGCCGAAAACGATGGGGGCGACATGGCCGAGATCGTGCAGGGAGTAGAGTCCTATGTGCTAACATGCTCGAAAATGCCGCAAGCCGAAGCCCATCAGCTTCTGAAAGAAAACATCGCTTTTGCTCGCGTCACCGCGCAGGTTTCGGATGATTTTGTAAAAGTGGTTGGGCGGCTGCTTGATCGACACGGGGAGCGTGATCTCGTATTTGGCGATCCGCTTTTATCCTATGTCGGCGGCGATATTTCTCGACAGGAAGTGATGTCACATTTCCTTCGGCAACTCTGCAACCCGCTTGCCTTCCAACGCAAGTTTGCATGGGTTTGGAGCCATCACACCGGAAAGCCGCAGAGCGATTCTAAAGCAAGGGCGCATTGGAACGCGAATGATTATGCCTACATCGGTATGGGAAGCTCGGAGCTAACCAACTGGGCGCGCGCTATTGCTGTATTGCAGACGACGAAGCATGACGGCATTTTCAAGCTACTACTCGCCAAGCGGGGCAAGAGGGCAAATGTCATCGACAAGAACGGCCAGCCAGAAACCGCCATCGTTCTCAAGCATGCTGACAAGGGCTTGCATTGGGAACCAACCGATCTCCCCGGCGAAGAAGACGAGCAAACGGCCAAGCGGGGCCGCAAGCCCGCCTTGTCGCCTGTTCAGCAGGCCGAGCTTGTTGCCTTCGCGGAAGCATGGCCGGAAGGGCATGGCGGGCTTTACAGCGCAGCAGCAAAACGCTTTAATGTCTCTGCCGACACGATCAAAAACTACCTTGTGAAAATTGAAAAATGAACCCTCCTAATAATTCCGAAAAAATGCCGAACAATTCAATTTTTAGGAGTCCGAAAAATAACCCGAAAAATTACCCGAAAAATACCCCCCTAAAGGGGGGAATTGTTTTTATTTTTCGGGGTAAGTTTTTACGGGTTCTTTTTTTCACCGGAGCCGAATTATTCGGAATGACAATATGACATGCCCAACCTGCCAATCTAAAACTAGAACAACCGACAGCCGCGACAGAAAGCCCGGCCAGCGGTGGCGGCGGCGCCTATGCCCGAACGGCCACAAATTCTCGACGCTGGAAACGGTGGAGAAATTTATCGAGCAGCACATCTGTGTCGATACCGGCCTGCGCAGGTATAGGCTCGGAACCGTGGTTGTAAAAAAGGGCGATTCCTTTAGGTGCGAACATTGCAACGCGTGGCACTTGACGCCTGTTGAAAAAACAGATACATCTTTTCAACAAACATGAGCCGCCACGAACCTAGAGATGCCGCTGAGTTTGACGAAGCTTCGTATGAAATAGACTTTGCCGCGCTGTGTGATGGTGAAGCTGACTCGACGCTAGACAACCGATTGTTCCCTTCCGAGTCGCCGATGTCGGCTTACCGCGAAGCATCGGAGCGGTTGATGGGGACGTTGAATCGCTTCATTACTTTTTTCGCAGATCATGGCTACTCGCGATCGAAAACCCTATGGGGCGTGGCCTATGCACTCGGGCATCCCTTGACTGCCGGGATGTCGATGCTCGAAGCCGCGCGGCATCTGGGCTGCACCAAGCAGGCGATCTCGAAGATCGCCTGCGATTTTCTTGCCGAGACGGGTTTGCCACCGAGTCCGGCGCTCAAGAGTGAAGAGGCAAAAGAAACATATAAACAAACAAATGGAAATCGTAGAACAACCAACAACATTAACGCTTGATGCCATCGAGCAGAGAGCCAAAGAACAGTATGCGCTTGCGCAGCACCTAGCGGCTACGGCCAAGGAATCGGCACGCGATGCCGTTCTCGCTATGGCGGGATGCGGGGATATGCTCTTGATGGGGCGCGAGCATGTGCGGGGGCCAAAGGGTGAGTGGATCGTGGGGATGGGCATACCCTTGGCTGACGCTGACAAGGCGGTATTCCTTGCGCGTAACCGTGAGCAGCTTGAACTGGAACTCTGGCCGCAGGACATTGCCAAGGTGGGCGCGCAGTTCTGTGGACTGCTGCCACCTCCAGGCTCAGCCAACCGCAGCGAGCATGATCCCGAACGAACCACGGGCGCGCCGAATCATTGGCTGTCGTATGCAGGGAAGCTCAATCGCGGGCTTGCTGAACTGTTTAATTCTCGCCCCGTTGATCAATGGCGAGATGACGAGCGGACGAATGTAAAGCTGGCATTGAAGCCGATCGTTGCGCTGTATGAATCGTTGTGATCGTTCGCACACATTTTGTTTTGTTGGCGAGCGGCGACAAATAAAATAAAAATTGCAGTTGACAAACCCAACAAGATAGGAAAACATTCCTGTGATATGTCCACATTGCAATCAGCACATCAATATGGGGAAACTTCTTGGCCCCTTGAAATCGGAGAAGAAAGCCCAAGCGTCAAGACTCAACGGGCGCAAGGGTGGGAGGCCAAGAAGAAGCGACAGCCAAAACAATTCCGAAAAACCTGCGGCTTCTGCGGGGCAAGCTATCTTACTGCCAGCTTCCCTCAAAAATTCTGCTCACACAAATGCTATGCCGCAAAAGCCAGCAGAAACAAAAACTTTGTTCAGTGCATGAAATGCCTTCAAACACTGGGATTCGGCATTAAGGCCATAGGCAGGCAGACAGCATTGAGTCGTATTACTGTTAAGCGCACAATGGTGCGCGCTGGAATATATAGCCCGCAAATCAATAATAGGGCGGCTGCGAACCGCAGCATAATGTCGAGCAAGAAGGGAACGACTGGCGCATGCTCTGATTATCCAATCTCAAGGGCAAGAACGCGATCTAAATCGCCCTCAACAAAAACAGCAATTCAGAAGACACGGCAGATGTTGCGCGGACAGATCACTCGAATGCTTGGAATGATGCGAGCCAATAGGCAATGTAAAACAGAGCAATATGTGGGATGTTCGTTTGATGAAGCAAGGCGGGCGATTGAATCCAAGTTCGAGCTTGGCATGTCGTGGGACAATTACGGCACGGCTTGGGAGCTTGATCACATACAGCCGATGTCTTCATTTGATTTGTCCAATCCTGATCAAGCGATGAAGGTCAATCACATTTCAAATCTTCAGCCGATGCATCCGCATTTCAATCGATCGAAAGGAAATAAAATTTTCAAAAAAAGAAAAAAAGTTTTTTCAAAAAATTTGGGAACCCTCCGCTGCAAGGCAAAGCCTGCGCCCTTC